GAGCAAACTAAAAAATCTTTAAATTTATAAGATCCTAGGTAGTGGGCGTCGATGCGAGAGTGGAAACGCCCACTTTTAATTTATGAATGAGAAGATAATTAAAGCTCCGGTTACGTATGAAGATTGGATAGATCTGGGACGGGTGATTATACCCTGTGATACAAAACAGAGTGTGGTCGAAAAATGGTCAGACCCTGATTTTAAGATTACGAAAGAAGAATGGAGAATAGAACACACAACAAAACAGATAGGACTTAGACTAGATCAATATATAGATTTTGATATTGACAATCCTGTTGTTAAAAGATTTACAAGTGACCACATAAAATCATGTGGTGCAATATTTGGTAGAAGAAATAATCCATCAAGTCACTATCTTTGGTCTGGCACATCAGACTATAAAAAATTTGCATTACCAAAAGAATTAGAAAATTATTACAAAGATTACGGTCATGGTGCAACACTTTGCGAGATAAGACATGGCGCAAATAAATACACTTTAGTTCCAGAAACAAAATACCACACAACGAACGAGGTTGTTAAGTGGGTCAAATATGATGGCATAGACGAATATCCAGGTAATCTAAAAGTTGATCTTGGTAAGATAGCTTTATCGGCGGCACTCTGTATAACGTATGCAGGATCAGGACAGAGAGATGACTACTGCACTGCTATGGCAGGTGTATTGTTAAAACACACAGAATGGAATGTGGATGATATAGATGATTTTGTTTACAAGATAGCTGTTGCAGCGAAAGACGAAGAATCAGAAAAAAGAAAAAGAAAAGGCACAACACACAAGAAAGCAAATAGAAAATTCGGTATGCCAAAACTAGCAGAGATTATTGGGTGCTCTACAAAAACGATTGCAACAATATTTAGTTGGATAGGTGTGCAGGAAGCTACAAGTGAGGAAGCAAAACAATCTATTGGGCAGATAATAGAATATGGAAGTGATAGATATTTTGTAAAAATAAATGCTGTAGTGCAGGGTGAGGCCGTTGAAAAAACAATTACAGTAGATGGCCCTACCCTTCGTAATAAAAAATTATTTTATGATGCTGTAATTAGTAAAGCGTCTGTATGGATACCTGAGATGAAACCTGCAGACTTTGAAGAGATTATGCGTAGAAAATATGAGGCAAGAGAAAAGTCTAATAATTATGTAGAGGAGGCAGAAGAAGATTTACGATTTATAAAACATTTTAAAAATTATATTGCAGAAGAGAAAGCATACACTAATAAAAAAGAATTAGCATACTTTGGGATGCCATATTACAACGTAGAAAAAAAAATATTAGAGTTTAATCTTGATAAGTTTGAAGACTATTTACATAAACAAAAAGTAAATCTACCAAGAGTTGATCTTGTTATAAAATGTCAAAACATATTAAAAGCAAAAAAGAATCATGGCAAGTATGGAACAAAATCCTGTGTATCATGGCGTATGACAGGTCAAAAGATAGATCAAGAAGATTTAATAGTAGAAGGTGAATATCAAGAGGTTACAGATGAAACAACCTAAATTTATATCAGGGCCTCCAGGTACAGGCAAAACTTCTATGTTTATTACACAGAAATATACAGAGTTGTTAAAAAAATATTCATACAACAGGATAATAATATTATCTCATACAAACGTTGCAGCAGATGAGATAAGAGATGAAATACTTAAACTATCAGAGATGCAGGGTGTAACCAAGAAGTCCATGAAATATAATATCTGTACGATACATGCATATTGCAAAAGCAGATTAGTTGGACGTAAAGAAGTTTTTAGTTACGAGGATCACATGAATCTTACAACAATAGATTCTCTTTTTAAATTACAGAGAGTGACAGAGTCAGAGTTTAATGTTGATAAACATAAATTTTACAGGTACCTGGCCGACGCACACGGTAGGGGCAACACATTAAAAGAACATTGGAAAACTTGTGACAAAGAAATCTATAAACCATATAGTATAAACTCAATAGAGGAGATGATAGAGCATTATATAAAATACAAAAAAGATAATCACGTTTGTGACTATGCAGATATGATACAAGACTTTATAGACAAAGCTGTAGAACCGGATATAGATGCATTAATAGTTGACGAAGCACAAGACAGTAACGTGCCACAAAGAGAAGCTCTCGACAAGATGGCAACAAAAACAAAAGAATATTATTTTGTGGGTGATGCAGACCAGACTATATTTGAATTTGCTGGGTCAGATGCAGATTATTATCATAGATTATCAAGAGAGGCAGAGCAACTAGAACAAGGACATAGATGTGGCAAGACAATAAACACTTTTTGTAAAAGAATTATTAAACCTATTTGGGACCATTATGGATATGCAAGAACCTGGAGACCGACAGATGTAATAGGTAATCATTACCATTTACCTAGTCTAGATAAAAGATGTAGTGCAATGACTACTTTATTAGATAAAATAAAACATACGAATGAGACTTTTTTATTTACCTATCGTGGCACGCCGTCAGATTCATGGGTCAAAAAATTTTTCAAGCAACAAGGGATCGAGTTCGCACATGTAGGGAACACGGCCCACGTACCAAAAAAAGAATTACGATGTCACAAACTATGGCCAGATTTTTGTAGAGGCACACCAATACCATTGAAACAGATAAAAGACTTTTGGCAATATATGGGTAGTAAAGTAATAGTGCATGGCAGAGGTGAAGAAACTTTTGAAGAGTGGGTAGATAGAGAATATACAATGAACTACATGATATATCACAAATATCTAAAAGAAAATGCAGACAAAGAAAAAGACTTTGCTTTAATAAGAAAGAAAACAGATCCTGATAGACTAATCTATATTAAAAAGATTTTAAAAGATGGATATGATGACGGAGATGTAAGAGTAAAATATGCAAACATACACACTGTAAAAGGTTTGACGTTTGACAACGTTGTTGTTGATCTGACAGCAACAAGACAAGAAGATTATTTTACACAACTCAGATTAAAATATGTTGCATACAGCAGAGGCAAATTTGATTGTTGGACCGTAGCATCACAAGGTAAATATACGTTAGGAGTAAGATGACACACAAAGATATGTTTAAAGGCATAGGGTATAAATCATTAGATAAACAACACGGAGGATCTCATTATAAAAAATTTAAGATACAGCCCGCAGAGTTTATAAATGAGAACAAATTGCTTTTTGCAGAGGGGAATGCTATAAAATATATTTGTAGGCATTCTGCAAAAGGAAAGGAAGAAGACATTAAAAAAGCAATACACTATTTAGAAATGATATTAGAGAGAGATTACAATGTGTAACACTCCAGAGGATTTAAATCTTAATGGTATTGATACGGTTGCGATAGATATCGAGACATACGATCCTAATCTTAAAACAAAAGGATCTGGTGCGATACGTAAAGATGGTTTTGTTTGTGGTATAGCAGTTGCAACAGAAAATGATCTTGCATACTTTCCGTTACGGCACTCTGATACTGACATAGCTTTTGATAGGATAGATAAAATATGGCAGGTGTTAAATGATAAGATATTTCAAAACGAAAATATTACAAAAGTATTTCACAATGCAATGTACGATGTCTGTTGGATAAGAGCGGTCAC